GGAGCAACCATCCCTGACACAACAAATGACTTTGTCTCTTTATTCACTGACAGAACTGAAAATTTGGCACCATCACTATAATAATCAACGGAATGTCCAATCTCCTCAAAATGAATATAGCTTCCTTCTAGCAAACCAGTTAGATTTCCGCTATAAATCGTGGTTGCATTCTCATTTGTTGAAGAGTCAAGTGATTTTACGTAATCGCCAATAAAATGACCAGCAACATAATCCAACTTGTAAGACGTAAGATTTTCTTCTCGTCTGAAGTAGTTATACAAATCAATCTGAATGCGTCCATTCATTTTAATATACTTTAAATCGTGTTGACCACTCGCAATCTTAAGACTCGTTTCCTCCAACTTATAAGTGTTTGGATTAAATGGGTCCTCGCCGCAAATCTCGTTTTTGTTTTTTGACAACTTCAAGAATTCGCGAAGACAACCCTTTTCTTGAGCGCGATTGAACATAAATGCATAATCAAATCCAAATATATTGTATCCAATGACAATGTCTGGATTTTCCTTTTGAATAAGTTCAGTCCATGCAAGTAAAACCTCCCGCTCTGTCGCATAGGACTCAATTTGCGAGTTCTCAACGGGAACCTTTCCACAAGTGTTGAGGACAATACAATGATTCAAATATGGCTCTTTTTCTCCGGCTCTTAGGAAAGTTGAACCAATAAATGTCACCTTATCTCCTTCCAATGCCGGGAATGGATGCATTCGTGAATTTCTGTCTGATAACGACATATTAAGCTGATTGAGCTTCTCTTCTCTTGTTAGAGTTTTATCGCACAAAATGTCTGACACTTTATATTTTTTGGTGTCAGCTTTTTTGGACTTGCCTTTTGAAATAAATGAAGCACCTGCAACATCTTCTTCCTCTTCATTATTCATATTTTCAAACATTGATTCAATCTTCATTTGATTACTAAGAGCATCATCGGATTTTTTTTCTAGCGGAGTTGTAAGCCATGAATCAATCATTTCTTTGACTTCGTGCTCTGACTTTGGCATTTGTTCCTGTTTGGGAAACACCCTGTCTATGAGTCGCAGCTTGTCTTCCGGATAAAACCCAAAAGCCTTTAAAACAATGCGCTTCAAATCAACGTCACAAAATTCTGGCGTTAAATCTGAAAACTTTTCAAAGTGTTCAATGATGTTTGTAGCCAACTTCTTGTAAAATTTAATTGGGACAGGAAAATCACCGTGACTACTGCTAGCTTCAATATCAAAACTACAGATTTTATAAGGAACCGGAGTCTCCTTTTCATTTAGTGGCAAAATGTTTTTATAGTCAATGGTGAACTCATATTTGCAAGTAGTTGTCTTGCCCGTTTTCACTTCAACGGTTTTCTTTTTTGGAAGAGCAACCCATCCGGAAGGACTAATTTCTTTGATGTGAAAGAAACGCAACAAAGGCGGGATATTTGCCTCATAAAGATAAGTTGGAGTATCAGCATAAATTAGACCAGACTCCAACAGTTTACGGTCTGCGTTATACCACAAGTTTTTGGCCTTGTTAAACGCCTGCAAATTGGTGAATTGAAACATGATAAACTTGTGCTCTTTACCACCATCAAATCCATACAGCTTCTTTCGTTTGATAATTTTGCAATCACTAATAGAATTTTCATAATATTTTCCTAGTTTTTTTGTGATGTGTTGCAAGAACGTGGATTTTGTATGTTGTGTCCAACGGTCGTCAACTTTCACATAAAAGAACGGTTTGAAGTTTTCGGCAAGTATGGAACAAGACTCGCCCTTTTCGTTAATTCCAAACATTTGGATAACAAAATTACTTATATCAGATTTAGCGCCAGAATCATCATCGCTACCAGATTCCTCTTTTGCTTCACCCTTTTTATTGTAAACGTTAAAATCGTAAAGTCGGAAAACGTGTTCCATCTTATTTAGTTGCTTGTAGAATAATATATTGCGAAATTTTTAAGTTCAATTTTTAATGAAACAACGCTTTTATTAAAAATAATAATAATATAAACCGAATATATATATATAATGCGCGTATTAGTATTTGACACAGAAACAACAGGATTGCCTCCAAGAATTGGAAGAGACAGAAAAGAACAAGAACTCGCAGAAAAGCAATTAGCAGGGAATCCCGAGGAATCAGAACCATTGTGGGCTTCAATTATAGCTAAGTGGCCAATTACTATCCAATTTAGCTATATTATATATGACACGGAAACAAACCAATACTCAATGTATAATAAATATGTTGAGGATATGCCAGAAGGAATGGCTGAAGCATTATTGGCTGACGCTAGCACACATTACACGGTTAAAGGCGCTTTAGAAAAAAGACAAGAACAAATTGCAAAAAAAGCTGCCGGAGAACCAAATTTAATGGCTACTAGAAGGGAAATTATATCACAATTTATGAGAGATTTAAATCAAGAAATTACTTTAGTTGCGCATAATTTGCAATATGACTACAAAATGGTATTGGCGGAACTATATAGATTGCAACTTGAATCGGGCGATGCTGCATTTTTTGCAACAAATGCCGGCTTATTGGCGTCAAAACCTAAATATTGCACAATGTGTGTAGCGCAAAAAGATAAGAAGGCAAAAATAAAGGCCAGAGGAAAATTTGGATTATGGGATAAACCGCCAAAATTGGAAGAATTATACAACAAATTATTTGGATACATACCAATAACAGACAATCTACACAATTCATTGATAGATTCAATTGTAACGCTAAGATGTTTCTATAGGTTATTAAATTCACCACCAGGAACAGCGTTGTGTGGCGTTGGTCCGCCAGATGTTTACTTGGTTGCAGGTGAGCCTATGGGTCCAGTAGAGAAAACATTGCAAGAGTATATTCAACAAGATATTACACCAGCTGGAACAGACCCCAATGGCGTTGGTGGACCAGTTGCGGTTTGCGAAGAAACGATAATAGGCGGAAGGAGAAGAACGAGAAGAACAAGAAGAAATAAACACAAAAAAACTCATAAAATAAATAAAAGAAGAAAACACTGATTTTGCGATAAAAACAAAATTTATTTATATAAAATTATATAAATGAATAAAGACAAGCCAATTAAAGCTATTGCTGTGTTTGATGGGAAAAAAATTAAAGGAACTGTTATTTTTACAGAAGATTTGAAAAATAATCGCGTTAATATTGATATTAATATTGAAGGACTTAAAAAAAATTCACTACACGGTTTTCACGTTCATGAATCAGGGGATTTAACAAATCATTGTGAAAGTATGTGCGCACACTTTAACCCATATGGAAAAAATCACGGATGCCCGGGCGTTAAAGAGCGACATGTTGGCGATTTAGGAAATTTACAAACCGATTCAACTGGATGTGCAAAATATAAAATGTCGGATGATTTTATTAAATTGCGAGGTTCAAAAGCTAATATTATTGGACGTGGTTTAATTATTCACGCAGATGAAGATGATTGTGGGTTAGGTGGTGATGAAGCTAGTCTTAAAAATGGCAACGCCGGCAAAAGAATTGCTTGCGCTATAATAGGGTATTCACAGGACAATTTTAATTAATATTTCTTTTTTAAAGTCTTTCTACCATATTTGCAGTGTTGTCGTTGAGAGAAACCCTTGGGTCTTCTGCAGTTAATGCTTTTTTTATATTTTAACGACCATTTTCCGCCTCTACGATTTGTTCTTCTTTTAATGCCACCTTTCTGTTTATGATGCTTTCCTTCTTTTAATTTTGATTCAACCCATGCGGCAAATGACTCTGAACTTCTATCTTTTTCAGGAATACTGGAATCCTCGTATTCCTCTATGGTTGGTGATTTAACATAACGCAAACAGGGGTATCCTATTGGCTCCGAACCGACACCATTTAGACCGCTAAAAAGTTTTTGATTTATTTGGGCTATAACAACGTCGTTATTATTTAAGTGTTCCTTCTTTAAATACTTTTTCATGTTGTTCCATTTAGGTTTGGTATCATTGCATGGTCCACAATTATCCATAAATAAAAATAAAAACACATGCTTTCCAGATTTAACGTTGCCATTGAAGTCTCCTAACAAATTCTCATGATTTGATAACGCAGGATCTATTAATATGAATGGTTTTTTTAAATTCATTATAAAATAAAAGCAGAAAATAAAAGTTACATTATTTTTATTTATTTAATTTTATCGCACTCTAATATATACAATGAACACTCCGTTATACATATTAATTATTGTTAGTTTTTTAGCAGGAATCTATTATTGTATTGCTACAAGACCATCTAAATTTATTGAAGGTTTGACCAATATTAGCAATCCTAGATGTCCCGATATTCTAGTTCAAAAGGGTAAAAGTTATTTTTTATATAATTCTAAAGTTGCTCAAGTCCCTGGGGTAAATCCAGTTGAGTTTGAAAATTTAGAAGATTACGTAGAGTTTATGGATTGGCAGCGCAGTCAAGGAATTCGTTGCCCAGTTTTATATTTACAAAGCACATTTGACGCTCAAGGTAGTTCAGTTTATAAAATCCGCCCCAACCCAACAGATTTGCAAGGCGGGTTACCTCCAACCATTCCAAGACCACCAAACCCGACGTTATTAATTGATGCGACTCGCAATGACCAACCCTATAATAAAAACTCTTACCCAGCGTTTGACCAAACCGATTTTTATCAAGGTTCAACCACGCCTCTTGATCAAATGAACGCTGAGCAAGAGAATTTGTTATTTAGCCCTAACCCTATGGATGATAATTGGGGCGGTCAAAAGTATACACAATCTCTCGTGGATTCTGGTTATTACGCAGGAAATGAAGTTAGCATAGCTATCGCATAATAAGATATTTTTCTTTTATTATTTGCTAATTATAATATAATTAATGATAAATTACACGTTAATTACATTATGCTTTTTAAACCTTCTCTCATTTTCTTCTCATTCATATCGCACAAAAGTTTTTAATTCCGCTATTGTTTCTTTTTTACCACAATTAAAACTTCATAATGTTGTGACTGTTAAAAAAGAAAAGGTAAAACCTCCATGCAAATTCAACTATAAAACTACTAATTTTGATTCGTCTATTAATTTGAATGACTTTTATGTATTTGATTATACGCCAAAAGAACAACCAGACACACTTGGATATGTTAAGATGTTTTTAGGATATGAGCTACCCGGAATTATCCGCGTAATTCATATTGAAAAATCTAGTGAAGAAAAATTGATAGACGACTGGCACAATATTGCAAAAACTAATCCAGACTATAAAAAACCCTTGAAAAAATTTGGTGACAAACGCATTAATAATATTATTGAAAAATGGGAAACATCATTTAATGTTTATTCACATAATTGCAGACATTTCAGCAAGTATTTTTCAAAGGAGATTGAAAAAATTAATCAACTTAATAGAACACTATGACGAATCAACATATTTCAAGACATTGTTTAATGAAGCTTTTGCTGCATTCAATTCATTTAATGTCTTAATAGCACTGAGATTAGCATCTGCATTGTCAGCTGCGGCATCCATATTTAACACAGTTTTCAACATAAGTGCATTAATATAATCGTCCATTGAGAGAATAATATTTCCATACTCCTTGACATATTCTTTGTTATTTAAAAGCAATGTATCATTATGTAATTGCGTAACCTGGTTCTTCAAAGTTGTTGCATAATTTGACGCTGAAGCACCTACGCCATTGGCGGTTGATGAACTGGTTGGATTTGTTAAACCCTCCATAACATTCATATGCAATTTCATAGACTTTGCCACTAAATATATTAAAAATCCAATGATAACGACAATTCCTATAAGTTTAATTAAATCTTCTGACATGTATTATACTATACAATAAGAAAAACAATATATTTCTTTTACCAATTTATCTAAAGGTTTTTAATCTAACCTTTCAAGAATTTTATAATATTAGCTATTACAGTCTTATTAATTCTGCGAGTCTGTCCTTTTGCATTTGTATAGCTAATATCTTTTAAACACGTTTCTGATTCATTAATTTTTGCTACTAGATTTTGCATTGTTTTAAATTCTTTCATAAGAGCAATTGCGCTTGTAGAACTAATTCCAGGAATTTGACATAGCATTATCTCACCAATATTTTCAGGTGTAATATTTTCCTTCTTTACCTTTTTAATAACATTGCAATAAGAGTCTTCCTTCTCGGGTTGTTCTGTCCCTTCTGAACTATTTTGATTTTGTTGTTCCCCATTGGCGAGAGAAAAAGTATTGGAGCTGGAATTTGTATTAGAATAAAAGCCTTGTTTATCAGATGTCTTATTTAATTTATAAGCCATATTACAAATTATTAATGCAGACTCTTCCATGCTCATACTTCGCAAAACTGAAAACCCCTTGTAATAATTGAGAGAAAACATGGCAGAGTATAAAGTAGTCTTATCTACACGGTCTTTAAATGAGTTAAAAGAGCTAGTCTTTGTAAGGTCCCCTTCAATTAAATACACAATATTATGATTATGGTGGGGCATACCATTTAACCGATAACTTTGCTCTTCATAACGCCCGTCCTTAATACTTGATGATAAATCGCCTAAACCTTTTCTCTCAACAATAATCTTTTCTAAACCATCTTTGCATAGAATCACATCTCCTAGAGGCAATGCTTCTACAACAATTTCCAATCCCTTATAAATTGGTCCAGTCTCTATAAAATGTTTGCATAAACGTAGCAATTCGTGTTCGCGATTATCAATTTTAATAATCATTTAATAAGTAACGCACTAAGTTATTAAATGATTTTATTACAATATTAATATTTTGTATTATGAATTGCGTGTTACATTAATCCGCGTATAACGCCAAATGTGGCACGTCTTTGCTGCACTGGGTTTCTAGTAGTGTTTCTTAAAGCAAATAATATACCTTGTTGTCTCTGCGGTGCTCGTCTGAGATAATTTCCCATGTTTCTTTGTTGCCATGTGGTTCCGAATGTAACAATTCCCGCCTTTTTATCGCCGCCACAACTTCCACCAGAAAAGCACCCGCGATTTGTCAATGATTCAACATTTCTGCCTTGCTTGCCAAAATGATACATCATACCAACCATTTTATAAATGCTTAATATTATAACAAATAAGAATAATATTAAGTTTTTTAGAACTTTTACGAGGTTTACGTTTAACCAAGCGTTCCGGAGTGTGAAGCGTAATAACCATTTCTGTTGTATTGCACAGGGTTTCTAGTTGTGTTACGCAATGCGAAGAAAACGTTGGGCTGTGTTTGAGGAGCTCTGTATGTCCATTTGTTACCAATGTTGTAAACGCTCATGAAGGGTTGACCGGTCCACATACCGGCCTTTTTAACACCGCCGATAGAACCACCACTCTGAATTCCTCTATTGGAGATAACGTCGACGTAGCGACCGCGTCCGAACTGTGTTTGCATGCCTACCATTTATATATACCCTAAATATTTTATTTTTTATTTGATGGGGAAAATAATATTTATCTAAATGGTTTAAATGTATCGCAATAATATTTAATTATGGAGGACAAAACCCTTGAAAAGAATATTCTTCACGACGATGATATTGTAAGTGGAGAAGATGGGCTAATTTTTAACCCATATAATCCCCTAAATGTGGAGATTACATTGAATGACGTTCAATCTATTCTCACTAAATATGGTGTTCCTGGAATGGTCAACAACATTGAACTTTATAAAAGAGCTTTTGTTCATCGTTCATACACTAAGCGACCTCAACTTGAAAATCTAGCGCAAAATATTACTATTGTAGAACGCCCACCAGATTGTATGACTTTGAAAACAAAGTCCAATGAACGTCTAGAGTTTCTTGGTGACGGAGTTCTTGAGCTCATTACGAAATATTATTTGTATAGAAGATTTCCTAAAGAAAATGAAGGATTTATGACTGAAAAGAAAATCGCTATTGTAAAAAATGAAGCAATTGGAAAAATTGCCATGGAAATGCATCTAAATAAATGGCTCATTCTGTCAAAACATGCAGAAGAAAAGAAGATTAGAACAAATTTAAAGAAACTTGGTTGTCTTTTTGAGTCGTTTTTAGGCGCTTTGTTTCTGGACTTTAATAAGATTTCTGTAAGGGATGAAGAAGGTTGGTTTCAAGATATATTTGTTACTGGACCTGGTTTCCAAATAGCTCAAAAGTTTGTTGAGAACATTTTTGAAAAGCACATTGACTGGATTGCTCTTATTCAAAATGATGATAATTATAAGAACATACTGCAAGTTAAGATTCAAAAGGAATTTAAGGTAACGCCTCACTATTTAGAGATTGAGCATGACGTTGAAAATGGATACAAGATGGGTGTGTATTTGTGCATTGGTCAACCTATACACGCGGTCAGCATTCATAATGCAACACACATAGACCATGTAAAGACGTTTAAAGAAATACAGGATTTGATTGTTAAATTTGGGAAAGTTCTAATTTTTCTAGGCGAAGGGCAACATAAAATCAAGCGAAAGGCTGAACAAATTGCTTGCAGTGAAGCCTTGCAAAAAATTAACGCTTATTCCGCATAAAGTTTTATATATTTACTTTATATAAGCGATGAATCCTTTAGAATCATTAAAAGTAAAATTAAGAATAAAACCTGTTGTGGAAGAGCACGAAAAAGTCGCCGTTGTTGTTCCTGTTCCAACTGCTCCAGAAAAGGTTGAGCTAAGTAAGGTAACTATAGTTGATGAGCGCGGAACTGACACTGGTTTTAATAGAGAAGATTTATTTACCAAATTACAAGAACGCAAAATGAATAAAACTGTTTTAAAACCAACTGTGAAGCTAAGCGCAGTCCAGGAAGAGCAAGAAAAAGAAGAACCTCAAAAGAAGAAGGCTAAGAAGATTACCAAAAAGATTTTATTTCAATTGCAAGAAGAGGGTGTTCCTATTGTTCAAGAGAAGGAAGCCCAAGGTGAAGAAAAGGAAGCCCAAGGTGAAGAAAAGGAAGCTCAAGGCGAAGAAAAAGAGGTAGAAGAAGTTGTTGTCACTAAAAAACGCCGAACCAAACGTCCCACTAAAGGCGTTATTCTTGTGCCTCCAGAAGAATGGGTTGATATTGATAAAGTTGAAACCATAACTCGCTTGCCTCCTAAGAAACCACATGTAAATATTAAGGTTTCCAGTTATTTTATGAATAATAGAGAGAAATTTGTCAATTTTATTAACTCCATGTTTAGCACATATCGTGAAGAAGTTATGGATGACTCATCTGAAATTTCATGTGACAATATTGGCCAAAGTTCATCTGGTGAATTTTCTCTCTTGACTCATCAAAAACTGGTGCGAGATTATTTGAATTTATACACGCCTTATCGTGGGCTTTTACTATTTCATGGATTAGGTGCGGGCAAAACATTATCATCAATTGCAATTGCAGAAGGATTTAAGAGCAATAAAAAAGTTATTGTGATGACACCTGCTTCTTTGCGAAGAAACTATATGGAAGAATTGAAAAAATACGGCGAACCAATTTATAAGAAGAATCAGTTTTGGCAATGGATTTCAACAAGAGACCATCCTGAAGCTATTGATACGTTATCTAGCGTGCTCAATTTATCTATTGAATATATTACCCGAAAAAAAGGTGCATGGTTAATAAACACAACAAAACCCAGCAATTATGACTCTTTGGAACCAGCTGAAATAAAAAGCTTAGACGACCAACTTGACGAGATGATTCAATATAAATACAAGTTTATTAATTACAACGGTTTGCGCCGAGACAAATTAAAAGATATGACAAACAACTTTGAAACAAATATATTTGATGACGCTGTTATTGTCATTGATGAAGCCCATAACTTTATTAGTAGAATTGTAAATAAGATTGCAAAGGAAAAAGAAATCCCTGTAGATAGAACTGGTAAAAAGGAACGAGTTCCTTATTCATTGGCTCTCATTTTATACGAATTGTTATTAAGTGCTAAAAATGCCAGAGTCGTTTTGTTATCGGGAACGCCAATCATTAACTATCCTAATGAAATTGGAATACTTTTCAATATCTTGCGCGGTTACATAAAGACTTGGGAGATTCCTCTTGACGTCCGTTCCGGACAATCTGTTGGAAAGGAGAAGTTACAGGAGATATTCGCGAGAGAAAAAGTATTAGATTATTTGGATTATTCAAAAGACAAGGTGCTAACTATTACCAGAAACCCTTTTGGATTTGAAAATAAAGTCAAAGAAGACACCGGTTATCAAGGAGTTACAAATAAAAAGAAAGAATTTAAAGATGAAAAGGGAAAAATTCACATTGAAGAGCGCGGAACTATTAGCGACACTGATTTTGAACGCAGAGTTATTAGTATTTTGGAGAACGCAGGAGTAAGCGTAAATCGGGCTGGAATTAAAATTAATTACCAAAAGGCATTACCTGATAAATTTGACGACTTTGTTGAAATGTTTATTAAAGCCGATTCAGGTGAGACTAAAAATATGGAATTATTCAAACGTCGCATTATTGGTTTAACGTCTTATTTTAGAAGCGCACAAGAGTCACTTATGCCTAAGTATGAGAAACTTACTGATTTTCATGTTATTAAGATACCAATGAGCGATTACCAATTTACTGTGTATGAAGCAGCTCGTGCTCAAGAGAGAAAACAAGAAAAGAACTCTAAGAAAAAAAAAGGTGTCATGGATGAAAATGGAATTTATAAAGACCCAACCTCAACATACCGTATTTTCTCTCGTTTATATTGTAATTTTGTTATGCCAAAACCTCCAGGACGCCCTCTTCCAAAAGAAGAGCGTGAAGAAGCCACTCAATTGGAGAACGTCTATGAGGAAGCCTTAAAAGAAACCTCCAAGAAAGGAACAAATGATTTGGAAGGCGACGCATGGGACGGTGAAATTGAAGGCGACGAAGCAATTGAAAAATTAGCAGATGCAACATATGAAAGACGTATCCAACGAGCTATTGAGTTTTTAAAAGAACACGAAAGCACAGTATTATCGCCAGAAGGACTAGAAAAATACAGCCCAAAATACTTGAACATATTAGAAAATATTCAAGACCCGGAGCATCGCGGTTTACATTTGGTTTATAGTCAATTTAGAACACTTGAAGGAATTGGAATATTTAAAATGGTTCTAGAGGCAAATGGATTTGCTCAATTCAAAATTAAAAAAGATGCAAGTGGTGTGTGGAATTTAGATATTAGCGAAGAGGATAGAGGCAAACCAACGTTTGCATTATACACTGGAACAGAGTCCGCGGAAGAAAAGGAGATTATTCGTAATATTTATAATAGCGATTGGGACGTGAAATCTCCTATTACAACTGAATTAAAGCAGATTGCTCATAATAACCATACTGGAGAGATTATCAAGGTTTTAATGATTACTGCGTCTGGGTCAGAAGGCATTAACTTGAGAAGCACTCGCTATGTTCACATTATGGAGCCATATTGGCATCCAACACGCGTTGAACAAGTTGTTGGTAGAGCACGACGCATTTGCAGTCATAAAAATTTACCAGAGGCTCTGCAAACTGTTGAGGTGTTTCTTTATTTGATGACATTCACAAAGAAGCAAATTGATAGCGGAGAATCTATAGAGTTGAAAAGAATGGATAAGAGCAAACGAACTTACAAGATTCACGTAGAGGGAAAGGAAGACAAGGAGGAACACATACCATTAACTAGTGACGAAGCGTTGTTTGAGATTTCAACTATTAAAGAGGATGTAAGCTCTAAGATAATAACTGCCATTAAAGAGGCATCCATTGATTGTGCCGTTTATTCAAGACGCGGAACAAAAGAGCAATTAACTTGCTTGCAATTTGGCGAACCATCTTCCACAGCATTTTCATATGTTCCTAGTTACAAAAAGGAAGAACCCGACACTGTCTCAAAGATAAATAAAAAACCAATTGAGTGGCGAGGCAAACCATACGAATTTCGTGGAAAAAAATATATTTATCGCAAGATGGATAAGGACCGTGGAAATTTATATGACTGGGATAGTTACCACAGAGCCTTGGAAAATCCTCAAGTAGAGCCAATTTTGATTGCTACTGCAGAGAAAACGCCCGCTGGAGTTGTTATTAGACAGATTTAGAAAGGGTGGCGCCAAATTAATATTCTTACATTGTTTTTGTTTTTGTTTTAGTTTTTTTGAATTTGATACCACGTTGGCTTTTCTCTCTTCTTCCATGAAGCTATCTTTTGTTTTTCTGGGGTTTGATAGTATCGGCGATAGGCTTCAACCGCGTCTTCGCATTTGCATTCAACTGGCATTGCTTGAGCAAATGGTGTCAGGCCTGATTTGGGAAACTTTTCCGCGCTTGGTGCATATTCTCGCAAATATTTTGCGACAATATACGATTTATGCATTTTTTCCGGGGGATGATTATACCGGTATTTCCACTCGGCATGCATAGCATCAACAAGGTCTAATGCCCACATATAATTTGCCAGAGATGTGCGCATCCAAATAGTTACTGGATGATTTTTGTGAGCAATCCTGTATATTTTTATTTTTGAGTTTATTTTATTTTCTGCGTCAACAATTTGCATGGCAGTGCAAAGCATCTGGACCGCTTCCAAAAGGATTTTACTGACATGCTTGTCAAACATTGCTTCTGCACATTCCGCAAAGTTTAATGAGAGAATAAATAGATTCATTGTTATATTGTAACTGATTTATTGGTTGTTTGACATAATTACAAAAACTTATTTTAGTTTCAATTTTTTTAATTTGAAAGTAAATTAATTTGCTGGCTGAACGTTTTTTGTTGTTAGACAAGATAACAATATAATTGCAACCATGCTTAGACGTTTCATTTTTTCATATTTTTTGTAATAATCTTCAGGTTTTGATAGAATATACAGTTTTTCTAATCTCTCCTTTTCAGTTTCATTAGTTTTGTTATAAATAATTACTAATCCTGTTAGCATTGATAGAACCAAAATTTCTGAGGGAACAATTAAATAATGGCTAGTAATTTTATTACTTAATTCTGAAATAACTGTTTCCATATTAAATGTCTCCCTATAAGTTGTTCTGACAATTGCTGATATTGATGCTATTTTTGTTTGGTCAAATTCAATTGCTTCATAAAGAGGAGTAATTTTATAAACAGGCTGGAGATTTTTAAACGAATTTTTTTTTGTAATATTGTATCTTCCTTCTTCGTAGTAATATTCATCTTGCATATTTTCCCACACAACCTCTCCATCATCCCAGGTTATTTCTTTTATTTCGGTTAGTTCATTTGTTTTGCTAATTTTTATTGGACGTTCACTTTTGTATTTAAATGGTGACCAAAACCCAATTGCTTTGGATATATTTGAAGTTAATAGTAAATAGATTAGTGAAACGCTTAAAAGTCTCATACTTGTTTGTTATTATCTGTCTTTATAATTTTTTATGTAAAGCTAATCAATTTTTATTTTCATTACAATAGATAATATTGCGTTCAGCTTTTCATCCAAATTGTTTATGCGTTCATGCATATTTTTTAATTCTATTGTTACGTCAGATTTTTCAGTTTGAGGTTCTTTTGCAGGCTTTAATTTTGAGAAAATATCATTTTTAACAGGGTTATATTCAATTTCTTGAATGTTCAAACTAACTCCATTCAAATCTATTGAAGGAGAATCGTATTCTGAATTTTGACCCCACGTTACAGTTTTTTCTGATTTATCTAAAGGTGGTCCTATATTTATTAATTTTGGCGTTTGTTGATGAACATATTGATACTGCGTTTGTTTTTGTTCCATTTTTAGTTTAGAGTTTTCATTTTCCTGTATCTTTTCACTTTTTACAGAGGTTTCTGCTGGTTTTAACCATTTCTCAACTTCATTTTTGTTCACGCTTTTATGTATATTTTCTATTTCAAAATTTCGTTGAGCTAAAGTTCTAGCTATTAATTCATCCATGGCACTTCCAATTGGTTTATCTAGTTCGGCGTCGCTAAATTTTGGAGCTTCTGGAACAGGAACTGACATTGCGCTCATAAAATCGTTTTTCTTTTCTGAGAGAGACTTTTCAAACGCACTGAGTCTCTCGCTATGCAGGTCTTCTATAGTAAAATTGGTCGGTTCTTTGTTAGAAATATTTATTTTTTGCGGTTGAAATTGTTGTTGCGATTGCTGAGGTTGTTTAAAACTTGTCATTATTTCTCCAATAAATTTTTTATTCATTTGCATTAAATTTTGTTTTACTGTTTTCTCTCTTTCAAAAAATGTTCTGGCTTGGTTTATAAAAAATCCTCTCGCATGAGACGCTTGTTCTTGAGATTTTACTCTATCTTTAATATCGTCTAAAATTATTTCCCAAAGCATTTCAATATTCTCTGTTGTAATGAAATCTATGTTTATTTGAGAATTAGCCATATAATTAATAAACGCCTATTATTTATATGATTTTATAACGTATATAAAATGACATAAAATAAAAACCATAAATTATGGCATAACAAAGGGAGTTTTTCTATATACACCATTTTTAGCCCACATATCAAATGAAAACTCAAACTTTTCTTCATTTGAACTATAACTAATATATGGGTTTAAATGTGGTCGCAAATAACTCCAAAGACGTATAGAACACCATGTTGATTTTTTACCATTGTAAAGAGTGGTTCTTCCTTCTGTGATTAACGGTCTTTTCAATAACAGACGACGTGATTCTTTATACAACTCCTTGTTTAATGTATGAATAATATGAATATTACCGCGACGAACCACAATTCTCTCGTCAAATGATAAAATAATTCTCACAATTTCTTCCGGAAGATATTTTGTTAGGCAATCTAATTTCATTTTCAATATATAATAATGAAATTATGCCTTTAAATTTATCCATTTAAAGTTCTTTGTTAAAATAAACTTTTCTGAATTGCTCCATATATTTGTCGTCTAATATGTGAGTTTTAAAGTAAGCGCTATCGTGACGGTCTTCTAACATGTGCGCAATAAAATACAAGGAATAAATCCCACATTCTGTGTCACCATATTGATGCTCAACTGGATAATTCTGGTCAAACTTGAAATTAATGGGAATTTTTAATTGTTTGCCTTGTTTAATAATACGGTTCACCAATTTCATTACTTGCCTGGGTGCCTTATCACCAGCACTATCAAAGAAAAATATCTCTCCTTTTTTAATATTAACAAACATAGAAACCCAGTGTGAACCTCCTTTATAATGAGGGTCCAAGTTAAATATCATTCCTATTTTGAATCTTTTATTTTTTATTTCGTCTTCAATATTGAAATGGCATAACTCTTCCCAAACACATTCACCGTATAATTTATGTGTGTCAAAATCAATTGGCGATGGGCCAATAAAATCAAAACATTTATATTTAATCTCATATTGCTTCATAACTTCCAATATATCTGTGCTTGATAACCACTCATTAGGGTTTTTACTCCATTCTTTGGGAGAGACTGGCGCAAACGAAGAGTGTAATTCTTTATCTAATTTGCCATTGACAAACTTTTGTTTTAACCAACACGACTCCTTGTTGCAAACGCCTCTTAACTTGCTGTTTAATTGCGTCCAAATTTCCTTTGCATCGTTGGATTCAATCTTGGAATCCTCATGACGTGCATTCCACAAATCTTTCAACTTATACAAAGTTTCATCTTCTAAACACGTATATTTTTTATCAGCAGTCTGTGGGCTGCATCTTAATTTTACGGTCTTGAACTCCTTCATCATTTTTTCTCTAAATAAATGGTTTCTTCTTGTAGTTTGGTTATTAGAAGACTTATGTTTTTGCGTCTTTCTCATTGCTTTTGATTTTTTCCTCTGAGGTTTCCTCATATTTATTAGTGATATTATTCTTTTTACGAATACCTTTATTTTTCAAAATAGGGTCTTTTAAATTAATGTCTTTTTGCATTGGGATAATTGGGGCCTTCTGACATATTTTTGTAGTTGTTCGTTTTACAAGTTTTTCTAGTGCATTTGGTTCAGTTATTTTAATGGAACGCATTAACAATTTATTTAGTTCAGCTTGTTCGCTTTCTGATAAAGTATTGCTTCCTAACGATTCTCCATCAACAAATCCGTCATAATCCGACTGAATTATGTCTGTTTTATCTAAAGCTTTAAAATACTCAATGCAGATTTTAGCATAAGAATCAAATGCAGAAGAAACATCGGGCAACATCATCTCAGGTTTTTCATTATTTAATAATTGTTTTGTTAAATCAAAAATGCGACGTTTATAAAACTTCTTTTCTTTTTTATTTACAATTTTATTATTTGGCTTGCCTTCTGATTGGCTAAGATATTTTGCGTATTGTGATTTGTTCATTAAGCATTCTAATGTCAATTCTGATATTATATTTTCTGTCATTATATTTCACTCTTGAGAGAAAATGCCGCAGCCCCTTTAAGTTGTTTGTTCCGTTTTATGTTTTTATTCCAATTTTTTATTTTTTCTGTTTTTTATTTTGCACACACATGTCATTTGGAGTTAAATCTTTAAGTTGCTGTCTAGTGCAGTTTTGGAATAATCCTTGACCAATATTCTCAGTATTTGGGTTAAATGAGTTAAAATGCTCATTTTGAAATAATCCGGGAAAAGGTTGCTGCACATTGCTGCTATTATTTTTAAAATTAAATTTATATAAGTCGCTATTTGAGTTAGGCACGTATACAGACTGGCTGCAAGATTGGAGCGCGTAAATCTGGTTTCTTAATTCGGACTCTGTGTTAATATTTGTCGCAAAACCAGACCATGGTGCTTGTGCGTTTCCAGGATTGAACACTTCATTTGTGTTATACACTGGCTGCTGGACAAGCGGCGTTTTAATAGGCGCTCTTGGGTCCACAATAGGCATGATAGAATACTTTGTCATAACAGGTCGCACGCTTAAATAAGGCTGTAACATATGCGAGGGAATATTTCTATCATAGATTCTCGTATTAATAGAATTTGTTATTTGCGATGCACACTCTCTTAATCCTTGTTGGGTTGTCATTAATATACTGAAATATAATTTATTTTAGCCTTGCTACACTTTTCTAAATGTATAAAATCAATATAAAGAAAAACAGCCTTAATAAATAAGGAAACTACATGTGTGGAATATTTGCATTATTAAACAATGACAACTTGTTTCAGCAAAAATTTATTAACGATCAATTTATGAAAGGGCGAGGCAGAGGTCCAGAGTTTTCTAAAATGCAACCGTTTACTTTACAGTGTTTGTTGGGATTTCATCGTCTAGCTATTAATGGTCTCAATGATGTATCTAATCAGCCAATTATAATCGGCGATGTGGCTCTTGTTTGCAATGGTGAAATTTATAATTACAAAGAGTTATATGATATGATGGGAATTACTCCTGTAACACAGTCTGATTGTGAAGTAATCATTCACTTGTATAAAAGATATGGAATGAAACAAACCTTGCAAATGCTGGACGGCGTCTTTGCATTTGTGCTTTGCGATGTTAACGTAAATGATACGACGTCAAACCTATATGTTGCTAGAGACCCTTATGGAGTTAGACCCTTGTATGTGCTTAATCAGAAGATGTTTCAACCAGAAGATAGGAAGCGCATTTATGGGTTTGCTTCAGAACTAAAGGAGTTGTCGGAATTTTCTAAACAACTTCCAAACCACGTTGTTGAACATTTTAGACCTGGAACTTACAACAAGTTTATTATGAAATACCAGGTATCTCCAAAATGGGTGCTGAAAAAAGAGCACTATTCTTATCATTCAACTGG